TTTTATAGAAGGTGCTCCTGTTTCTAATTGTTCTGAAATATTAATGTCTGTTATTGCCATATTTTTGCCTAATTTTAATCGGTTTATTATCTTACTTTGTTTTTGAAAAAAGATCAAGGTTTGGCATCAAAACATGTACATCTCTTCTGATGTCATCTTCAGCTATGCCTTTAGCTTTCCATTCTTCTTCAGTCTTATAAATCTCTTCAGTATGCTTGTTTTTTATAGTCGTTGTTACCTTTGCAGGTGTTACAACTGGTACTTCTTTTCCATCTATTATTGTTGTTTTCATTATGTTGTTATCTCCTTCTTAATGTTTAGATAGCTAATAGCTATATCAAACGACCCTGTATCACTTGACTGAACTGTCAAAGTAGTACCGCCTTCTACCACCATTGGAACTGTTAATAATTCAGTAGTAACATTAGCTGTTAATGCTGCTGCTTTAATGGCTGTTATTGAGTTGTTTAATATTGTAACTGTAGGTGTTGAAGCAGACGTCACTTTGATAGATTTAATTATATATGTTTCAGTAACTAAAGGATTTTGAACACTATCCGTTGTACCAAACATAGTAAGTGCAGCTCCACCTGTGTCGTTATCTACTCCATAAAATTTATATTGATTTACTACTGCCATTATTCCATGAAGAAGCTTCTAGCTTCTATTTCCTGTTTTAATTCTTCTTGAAAAGTTGTGTTTAATTTTTCTAAGACAGCGTCTAAATCTCTTACTAAAGATTGAGCTACATCTTGTCTGTAGTCTTCACTAGCTCTTGTTAATGTTTGTACTATCTTTGCCATAAAATTAACCAATCACCGACCGTGGTTCTTTAATCATCTTTTTTTGCATTTGTTTTTGTATTTGATCTTGTAATAGTATTTCACCTATTTTTTTTGCTCCACCACCTGATTTCGCTGCAGCCAAAGCTTGAACAATAACAGCTGGTAGAACTGATTCGTGACCCTCTATATCTTCAAGTTCTTCATCAGTATACCCTTCCTGTTCTATTGCAGGCAGACCATACTCCCCTCTTACAGCAGGATTAGTAATTGTTTCTCCTGTTCTCCTTCTTCTTAAAAATTCTTCTAGATTGTCAGCATCAGTCCAATCATTCCACGCCGGACCAAATTTATTTCTTACAGCATTAATTCCCGTACCCAATGTATCTCTTAAACTATTAAATCCAGTTGCAGCAAGTGAAAAAGGTTTCTTCATAAATCCTCCTAATAAACTCATTACACCCATTGGATTTAATCGTGATTGATAACGACTTGAATCACCAGGTGTTTTAAGATTTCTATAACCACCACCAAATCCTAAAAAATTAGGTTGCCCGGACCATGCTTGTGTAAAATAATCTTGTTTTTCTGATAACGTTGGATCGTCTCCCGCAAATACATCACCACTTGGTGTTATTATCTGGGTTTTCATTCCCGCATGAATATTAGGATGATGAGTTTTATAACTATGATCATCACTAGGTGCGTTAGCTCCATGTCCTGGATCATTTTCGTGTCCTTCATCAGGAGAAGCACCTCCCATATAAAAACCTAATCTCATAATACCACCGTCATTTTTTTGAATTCTACTTCCATAAGTATCGGTCCAGTCTCTTGCGATCTCTGGTTCATTAGCCCACAGGTATCTTCTTTGTGCTTCAGATTGAAATGGCATTATCGTCTTCCTCCTGCATGTACATCTAACCTAAAAGTACCTAATTTCCAATTAGAATCTACAGCTGTATTTGATATCTTAACTGCAACAGCTCTACCTCTTGCTCTACAAGATTGATATTTTGTAGCAGATGTAATTGTAAATGGTCCTAATGATGAACTAGCGGCTGTATCGTTAGGGAAATTTCTTAGGTCTAATTCAACAATAGTGTTGCCTGCTTGAGTTAAAAAGTCTGGTAAAAATCTACTGACCCTCATCATATATTCTCCATCTCCTCTAAAAGTAATTCCTTGCTTTTGATCCTGTGTGATATCAAAATCTCCAGATAAAATATTTGCTGGTATAGCGGATGTAGTTCCAATCTTAACTTGGTTAACTCCTGTTTCATGTTCATAATAATATGTAACACCCTCAGTATTACCTTTTACATCAAAAGACGAATCAGTATCAGCATCATATTGAGTTGCATGTGGTAAACCAAATATAGCTGAGTCAATCCATGTAGTTCTAGGGAATAAAGAACTAGCGTTCGTATACCAAATAGGTCTATTAATTGTTGAATCTAGATAACTATATATAACACATCTATTGTTTACATTTGAATCAGCTGTAGGATAGAACCACATTACTTCACCAAACAAGTTATTTAGTCCACAATAAATCATTTGATTAGAAGTTTTATTAAGATCATCATAAACATAGTCTTCAACTAAACAATCCATTGATTCTAGTTTACCAGTAAATCTAAAGAAACCATTTTCTGACATCCAGTAAGCAGCACCATCAACTTCAACGGCTGCATTTTTTCCAATTAAACCACAGTTGGTTCCTACTTGCTCAAAGGCAAAAGTAAAAGGTTGACCTACAAAACGCATGGTGAATAATGAGGTATCCGACCAAACATAAATTGTATTTCTACCTAACTTAGCTCCCATGATCCGTGATCCGGAAGCCAGTCTTTGTGTGCCAGCTGTATTGGTTGCTGTAGGTGTCCAAGTGGTTAATGACTCTTGAGAAGAGAATCTTATAAACATATCGTCCTGTGTATCAGTATCACCAATAGTTGTTTCTGTTCCAAATAAAACTAAGTGACGATCGGGTGTTGATACAATCATATCTCTAGATGCAGTAGGTGCACCGGATATAATAGTAGCTCTTATATCTACGGCATTAGATAAATCTGCATTCCATTCAAACACAGATCCATTACAAATTAAAGCAACTAAAGTGCTTCCTAAATTATCTAAAGACCATAATCCTGGTTCTGCAACTTTGTCCGTGGACGCCGCTGCTTGACCCCATGCTGCATAGTCACTGAAGTTTGTAACAGTTGCGCCATCTGAATGAGCAGCTCTTGTCGTTCCTCTAACTGCTCTTGTAATTCCTGTTAAAGTTGTGCTTCCTGAAACTCCTGTATAAGAAATTTCTTCTGTGCCAACTTGAATATAATTTGTTCCTGTTGTTGGAAACCCTGTGACAGAATCTAAAACAATACTAGTTCCTGATCCTCCAGTTCCATAAACATTGTCACCTAAAGCTCCATCTAAAGTATTAGTTTGAGGATTAGTTACTGTACCACCAAACTGAGATATACCCCATCCATATACACCAACTTGATCAGCCGTACCAACGTGGTAATATTTATAATAAGTTATTCCTCCTGATTCGCTTGCGCCTGATCCTGATTCTGTAGATTCTGCTTCAATTGTAAGTGTAGAGGTAGTGGGTACAGAAATGACCATAAATTTTTTATCACAAAAATCAGATGCGCCAAAATTTGAATTAGTAATAGCACTAAATGTAGAAGAATCTCCAAATAAAATGATGTCTCCTGCTACAAAGTTGTGTGCTGATGGAAAAGTTAAAGTAACGGTTGCATCACCATTAGTGGTGCTAAATGCATTTGTAATAGCTGTGCCTGATGGATTAACTAAAGGATGGATATCATAGTAAACTCCTCCAGAATAAACATATAAAATTCTATTAGTGCCTAAGATAGAGTATTTAATACCTTCTTTATTTACCATTTGATGAATGGCTCGTGTAGGACCTGTTAGTTTTTTATCTCCAAGTGAAGACCATCCACCTACTTTTTCAGGTGTACCATATCTAAAACGGACGTTTTCTCCACCCGTCCACATAGCTTCTGCTCCGGTAGGCGTGAGCTGTTTATTAAATCCTGGTAAAAATCCTATCTTTTGTAGCATAGGTCTTCTATTATATTATAGTTCGATAAAAGTGTAAACTGATATAAGTTTATGCAGCTTCCCAAGCTGAAGTTGAAGGGTTCCAGACAAAATTTTCTACAGTATCGTCATCTACTGCTGCTTTTCCTGTCCATCTTAAATTATCTTCGTCCCAATCTGGAACAATCTCGTTTCCTGAACTTCCTGTACCTAAAGCAGGCACTGCTACAGGTGCTTGCCAGTCATCATTATCGTCTAATGACCATGATGCATATGGTTGTGGGTTAAGAAATTTATCTTTTGAAGGATCATAAACATGTCCTATTCCTGCATATAGTTTTCTAAAACTTTTGTCACGAAAAGTCTGTTTCCAAACACCACCTAGTTTATTAGCACACCATGTTTCACCATCAACATGCTTGGCATTTTCACCTAAAGGGCCAGCTGCTGTTTCTATATCATCTCCAACAGCAATAACTCTTTTGACAATTAATTGTGTATCGGATGTAAATCCTGTTGGATCCACCATTGATTCTAATTCTGCAAAATGTGCCATATTTCTCCTAAAACATTATTAATAGTTTTTTAAACTAAAAAGTCAATGTTTATTTAATTTTGAACCCTTTATAAAAAGTAGGAAGCCCTAAAAATGGACGTTTATCAAACTGATTTTCTCTAGCATTTTTTGTCCCTGCTTTATTATAATGAAGAAAAACCTGACCACAGTTATCTCCCGTAAATTCTTCTCTCCAATGTTCCAAAGTACATCCTGAATATATAAGCATATCTCCAGGTTTAAGATCAACTTTAATACCAGCTTGACCTTGTCTTCCTGTTGGGTCTAAATATATAGGCCAATGATCTCCTCCTAAATTTAAAGTAGTAGATATTTCACATGAATATCTATCTTTATGTCTATGTAGAACATCACCTTTTTTATAAATTCTTGCATAAGAATAAGTTTCACTTAATTTTAATTTAGTATGTTTTTCCATTACAGGTTTTACTCTTTGTAATAAAGTTTCCATTACTAGATCTCCATAATGAGAATATGTATTAGGAGCTTGATGATCATTCCATACACCATAGTATTCTGTAAACGGTGAAAGCCATTTGTGATCAAATAAAAATCTAGCAACTTTTCTTTTATTTAAAAAATAAGCATATGTAAAATTGGCTAGCTCTTTACTTATAGCTCCTCTTAATATTGAATATTTATTTTTTTTAAACGACATATTTTCCTCCTTAAAAATAATTAAAGTTTATTACCATTCTATTATTACAATTTGTAGAATTAGTTCCATAATGTTTTTGAGTAGAATTAAATAAGACCATTCTATTACTCTTGCTTTCAACTTTTTTATCACCTATCATTGTATAACCGTTATTATCATTAATATAATATAAAGCTACCTTACATTTAAAATCTTGGTCTACATGTTTTTCAGATTTAATTATTTTATTATTTACAGGGTTTAAATTAGCTTTGATTCTAATTAAAGCATTAGGTTTTAATCTTTCAAGTAAAGGGTTAAGATGTTCAAAATAGTTAGAGTTATAACTATAATTTTTATAAAATATATGCACAAATTGATAATCAAACACTTTATTTTTAAAAGGCCAAACACAACCAGGTTGGTAAAACCAAGGAAAGGTTTGAGATTCCATTATAGTTTTTAAATTAAGGTGATCATCTACTGGTAGATAATTATCTATTGTTTTAAAATTATTGCCTTCTAATTTAGACATCTTTTGTTATTCCTTTTGGTAATGCTTGTATGTTCCAATGTATAAACCTAAAAGGTTCATATCCCATATCTACAGAATACATATGAGGCATAAAGGATGGAAAGAACATCATTGTTCCAGGTTTAATATCATAGTTAATTTGACTACTTGCATAAGTTATTTTAGTGATGTCTTTTTCAGGTAAAAGATTCATCGCATTTCCCGGTCGTGGATCTTGAAATATTGGTCTAGATGTTGCATCACTACATTTTAAAAAATAAAAACCAGAAATATGTCCATTCCAATGTGTATGTAAGGTATGATGACCACCACCATTTTTAGCAAATTCTTGTACCCACATTTCAGTTATAGCCATTTGATAATTTCTTAAATCAAAACCCATTTCATCTAAAAGATTGTATGATGTTGCTATCACATATTCTTTTAATGGTTTAAAAGCAGGGTCTATTAAAGGAGTAGAATGAAAAACATGTCCCATATCTCCTCTATTTCCATATACTTTATTTCTTTTATCTATATCTTTTTTTAAATTCTTTTTAGCTTGTTTGATATATTTGTCTGATGCTTTATTTAATTTTTTTACCAGTTTAGGTGCTTCAGCATACCATATGGGACATCTAAAATGGTCTTCTAGTAGTAATTGTTTTGGAAAAGTCATTATTTAAATGGCCATCCTAAATTCCAAATAACCAAACTGTTTCTTTCTCCACTTTTAACTGGGCATACTCTATGCCATACAAAACCAGGAAATACAACTAAAGATCCTTTAGGTAATATTTCTTTACATTTTACTATATTAGGTTTTTTATCAGGATCCCTATTTCTAAAATCAAATTCTAATTCACCACCTTTATAATCTTTTGGATCAGATAAACTAACTGTTACAGATAGTTTTCTAATTTTACCTTTTGTGTTTCCCTCTTCATAAGGCTTCTCCCAACTATCGCAGTGCCAATCATAGAATTGACCTTTTCTATATTTTGTAAATTGACAAGACTCAGAAAAATCCCATTCAAAATTCCATCCAGCATTTTTATTTGCCATACGAACATAGGGATGAATTTCTTTATATATCCAGGTATCTTTTAACCAAACAATATCTGAATCTCTTTTTGATTTTAAATCTTTAATTTGTTTTTTATTTAATTTTTTATTACCATAACCACCAGTAATTGCCATTTGATCTTGAAGTTGATGACCATATTTTACAATATCATCACAGATACGTTCTGGAATTGCTGATTTAAAATACCAATAATAGTGTTCTAAGTTCATATGTCTTTATACATATGTTTTATATCAATATAAATAAAAAGTAAAGATAAAATTATGAAATAGTTAAACAACCAGTAACTGTAAAAGTAGCTATCTTACAACCTGCTGGGTGAGTAGATGTGCTATTTGTACCAGGTGATACTGTTAAAGTTTTATCTGCAGGTGTTCTAATTATTACAATACCATCTCCGCCATCACCACCATCTTTTCTTTGAGTACCTACTGCAGCACTTCCACCGCCGCCACCGCCGCCGCCAAGACCATCAGTACCAGCTGTTCCTGCGCCACCTGCGTTTGGTCCAGTTCCACCACCAGCTCCACCGCCACCAGATCCGCCAGACCCTCCGGTTGGAGAACCTGCGTTGTGTGATCCGCCGCCACCGCCGCCGCCAGCGTAAGTAGTACAAGATCCATTAATATCATTTACTACACCACCGCCGCCATTTCCGCCGTATGATCTATTTGGTCCAGGATTTGTTTGTCCAGCACCACCTATACCACCACCGCCAGCTGCTCCTGGTTGGTCAGCATGGGGAGGTAAAGTTTGATTTGCACCATCATTTCCTTGAGGAGGAGTTGTTGGAGGATTATTTCCTTCTCCACCTGGAGAAGGTCCTTGTGAACATGTAGGGGCAGGTGTACCACCACCAGCTCCACCGCCACCAGATCCTCCGTTTTGACCAGTTGATCTATTAGCAAAGCTTAAAACACCACCACCGCCGCCACCGCCTTCAGAAGTTATTCCAAAAGGGGAAGGGGCTGCAAAACTTGTATTAACACCATCAGTACCAGTTCTGCCAGGTTGTGTTCCACCAGCGCCACCGGCTCCAACTACAATTGGATAAGTACCGCAATTTTTTCCGGGACCAATAGAAGATCCTCTAAGAGGTGAAGGTCCATAACCAGAAGTTCTATAACCTCCAGCTCCGGCGCCACCGCCGCCTCCATTAACTCCAGAACTTCCTCCGCCACCGCCGCCACCAACAACAAAATAATCAAAAGTAAATGGAGGTACAACTGTACCGCCACCCATTCCTAATATTGTGTAGCCAAAACTTTTAGTTTTTGGTCGTGCGTTATTTTTTTTATTTTTACTTATTTTTAGAGATTCGTTTTTAATATGTCTCATACTATACTCCTATTAAACGTCGTTAGCAGCATCCGTAGTGAAATATAATTTAACTCCTAGCAATCTTGCATCAGCTGTTTGATCGTCTGCAGATACGTCTCTGTATATATTAAAGAAACATTCATCGCCTGCTGCTGGAGAACCACCTATTGTTACGGCTCCACTTTCTACGTTAACCATTAAATCGTTTGCTGTTCCTGAAGCTGCTAAAGCTGTATTTGCTACAGCAGTTCCCATAGCTACATCTAAAGTATCATCACTGGATACAGCGACTCCTTGCATTGCAAAACATACTGTACCAGTATTAGTTCCTGTGCAAGACCAAAAAGTTTGAAAAGTTACTGTTCCTTCATTCCAAGATTTTGGAAAAGCTACCGCAAATTGTGCATATTCATCTGAAGATGCATCAAAAGGTAAAGCTTTAACTTCAGGTCTTTGTGCTGTTAATTCTGTTTG